CTACAACATTGTAGCTGCTCATGGTTATTTTGGTCGCCTTATTTTTCAATATGCTTCCTTCAATAACTCACGTTCACTACACTTCTTCCTTGCTGCTTGGCCTGTAGTTGGCATCTGGTTTGCTGCTCTCGGTGTTAGCACCATGGCATTCAACCTCAACGGATTCAACTTCAACCAGTCTCTGCTTGATAGTGGCAACCGTGTCATTCCTACTTGGGCTGACATCCTCAACCGTGCTAACCTTGGTTTTGAAGTGATGCATGAACGCAACGCTCACAACTTCCCTCTTGACCTTGCCGCTGCTGATATGACCCCTGTGGCACTTACCGCACCAGCTATCGGTTGACAATCTCACGATAACGTGCTAAGATTAGAGAGCCTAAATGGGCTCTCTTTTTTTATGACTGAAAATGACGAATTGAAAACTAAAATTTGTGTCTATTGCAACCAGGAAAAACCATTATCGGGTTATCCTGGACACCGAGGACATAAAGATAGGTTAGATACAAGATGTAGGCAATGTATTAGTGAGCAAAATAAATTGAGATATAAACTCAAAAAAACTGCTCCACCAAAACCAGAAGTGTGTGATCTGTGTGGAAAGAAACCTCCACATAATAAAAAGATTGTTCTTGATCACTGCCATGAAACTGGAACATTTCGTGGATGGCTATGTGACCCATGCAACGTTGGATTGGGCAACCTGGGAGACAATCTTGAGTCTCTTACCATGGCGGTTCAATATCTTCAGGAGCGATCTAGGGGTTGACAAGCATCTAGAAATGGTGTATGATACTCAAGTGAATTTAAAAAATTATGACAAAATACAACATGTGGGTTAGCTCTGGAGATACTTCATGGGCTAGAACTTACTTCAATGAACTTGGAGCTGTTCAATTAACTCAAGAACAAGTTGATAAGTATTTCACTTTTGATGAAAAAGGCGTAATTCAATTCGATGATGAAGTTCTTTGCGAAGCAACTGACCGAGATTGGGACGATCCAGAAAATGATTTTCCTACTTGGGATACAATTACTGATGGATGTATTTGTTGGGGTCCTGATGTGGACGATCAAAACATCGGTATTTCCCCAGTAGATGATGATGAAAATCCTATTTGGGTACAACCTATCGAACAACTCACTTACTATTCAAAAGAAGATATTGAAGAGTCTGTTCATTATGAAGAAGAACCTGGCAAAGCCGTTGCATGTATTCTACCTGAAATGGAAAATAAAGACGGAGTATGGATTCTTTACAACTCATATGAACGTGGCGGGTACATCGGTGAATTTGAAATTCCCGATGGAGAAGAATTCGATCCTTCTAAACTAATTGTTCACCTCACTGAAGTTGCTGAGTCTTGGACTGTAGTGAGTGGAATCGAATACAACGGGGAAGATATATATTGTGAAGGCGATACCATTGGCAAAGGAATCGACTGGTATGTGTATCACAATGGAAATCTTAAAAGTTTTAAATGAATATGGAAGAACAAATCATTGATGTTGAATCAACTGCAGTAGTTGAAGAAGAAACAGTACTAACTCCAGAACTTAGTCTGAATGAAGATAGGATTAAAACTCCTGCTGAGATTAGAAAAGATCTTGAGCAACTTAAACAATTAAATAAGCAACTTAAAAAAATCAAACGATACATGAGAAGTCCTCTGCACGAAATTCGTCAGATGGACGCTAGAACATCAATCAATTAGTGATATATAATAAGTAACCTTTGGTTACTTTTTTGGAGGGGCAATCCGATTGGCGACGGAACCTGTCTTGAAAACAGTTGAGGTGTTAAAGCCCTTGGGGGTTCGACTCCCCCTCCCTCCGTTGTCCGTTATAATTTTATGGATGAAACTTTTTATAAAGAATTTTGTGAACGGATTCAACACAGCTTACAAATTTCCATAAAGCATGGACACAATGATTACGCATTGGGACTAAAAAAATCTGTAATGATTTTAAATGAACTGAGGAAGAAGTATCAAACTGAGTCTAAATAGTAGCACTCTTTATTGATAAGTCCCATGGAAAAGTGTCCAGCATGTGGAGTAATTATTGAAGATGGAGTTGCTAAGTTTTCATATGGTAAGCCAGGAGATTTAGAGTTTCTAGCTCAAAGAGTTTGCCAATATCGTAAAGTTGATTCTCCATGTATTAATCCTTGTTTTAATGAGGAACATGATTATCCCCCTGGATATGACGAAGCCCCTAATTTTAATGTACCATTATGAATACTGAAAACCAAGAAATTGAAATTGAGTTAGATGATAAAACTGCTGCTTTAGCTCATATAATGGCTGAAGAAAAAGGCATTACAGTCGAAGAGCTTATTAGACAATGTTTGGATGAAGCCATAGAAAGTGGTTATTTTGATAATCCAGAGAATGTCACAACTGATGATCCATTAGACTGATGGAGTATTCGATATACCTATCATTATTTTTAGCAGTATTTGCATACGTTTGCATTACTGATCCAAATGTTCTTGAATGGATCAGTATAAAAATTAATCACTTTATTGTGGATATGCAGTTAAAGTATATCAAACTTAAGTGGATGTTTAAAAAATTCTGACTTTCAAAGGGGGCTTGACAGCCCCCTTCTTTTTTGGTATACTACTGGGGTGACTCAAACGTAACATGCAAATTACAATTTATAGTAAAGACAATTGCCCCTATTGCGAGAAAATCAAGCGAGTATTTGATTTGCTTGAATTGAGTTTTGTCGAATATAAATTGAATGAACATTTTACTCGACAAAACTTTATTGACGAATTTGGAGACGAAGCCACCTTTCCAAGAGTATTCATTGACAATGATATGATTGGTGGTTGCGTAGATACCATTGCTTATCTCAAGGAGAACAAAATTCTATGAGCCAGATCGCAGCTTTCATTGACACTGTTATTGATGATTTTGTTATCACTCGCAAAAAGTCAAAAGCTAACTTTATTCAGTTCCTTCGATCAGAAGATATTGACCGAAGAACTATCAATGATTTTGTAGACAATAAACTGGGTTTTGTTCTAGAACAAATTGATGAATTAACCATTGCACTAGATGGTGAAGATCAAGTAGTAAAAGAAGGGTATGGAAACTTTCGTCGTCCAGAGATACGAGAGTTTAAAGATCTTCTAAATCAGATTGTAGATGATCTTTACACCTACAAAAACTCTAAAAAGATTGTTCGCAAAAGGAGAAAGGTATCCCCAGATAAAATTGTGAAGTATGTCAAACTTTACGATAAAGAACTGGAGCTAGGTGGTAATACATACAAGCCAGGCAAGCCACAAGACATCATTGGAGCCAAGTATGTATTTCTATACAACATCGAAAAGCGAGAGCTTTGTTATTATGTCGGAAGGTCTTTATCAGTTCGTCGCACTATGATTGATGGTTTCGATCCAGAGAAATCATGGGTACGAACTTTACGAAAGCCAGAAGAATTTCTAACTGAAGTTATTTCTTGCACTAAATTTAATGCTGAGAATATCGGCAGTCACTTGACAACTAAACCAAAGTCTCCTTCTGGTAGAATGACACCGAAGCACATTCTAATCAAAGTTATTACATGACATCTATTCAAGAAAAGTTACTAAATAAAAATGTAAGAGCAATGATAAGTGGGAGGAAAAAAGACTTGAAAAAGCCTGACTTCCACTTCGATAAAATAGTTTCCATTTTCAAACGAAACTACAGAGTGGAAGTCAAAATCTTCATCCAAGATCAACAAGACTAACACTCTAAAGGGAAAGAACCATGGCAAATCTATTAATTTTACTTACTGTATTTGCAGTAGGATTTGTTTTAATAGGACTAAGTTTTTTAATTGGAATGGTGTTTGGATGGTTCGCTAATGAATATTTCAATCCGATTTCAAATCATACTAATACTGGTCATCCAGAAATGTATGACGAGAATGGGAATTATATTACCGAGGAATTAATTGCTGTACGTTTTGAAGACGACGAAGACGACGAAGACGAAGAGGATTAATTTATGATACTGGTTGATATGAATCAGTGCATGATTAGTAATTTGATGATGCAAACTAAACTGAGTGACGGATTGGACGAAAGTATGATCCGTCACATGGTATTAACATCTCTCAAAGCTTACAAAAAGAAATTTCATGCAGAGTATGGAAATTTAGTTCTTTGTTACGATAGTAAGCACTATTGGAGAAAAGAATTCTTCCCATACTACAAACAGAATAGAAAGAAGGATAGAGAAAAATCATCCTTCGATTGGAATCAAATCTTTGAAATTCTCAATAAAATCAGAGACGAGATTCGTGACAACTTTCCATACATCGTAATGGAAATCTATGGAGCAGAAGCAGATGATATCATTGCTACTCTCTGCAAACATGTTTCCATTCAGAACATCAAACGACAAAAGGATAATTTAAAAACAGAGAAAGTCTTAATTTTATCAGGAGATAAAGACTTCATTCAATTATCTAAGTATCCTTGTGTCACTCAATACAATCCTGTACAGAAAAAATATGTTACAGATGGTATTGATCCAAAACTTTATATCAGAGAACACGTAATTAAAGGAGATCGTTCTGACGGTATTCCAAACTTTCTATCTGCTTCTGACACGTTTGTTTCTGGAAAGAGACAAAAGCCCATTAGCAAAAAGAACATAGCTAAGTGGGTACTATCAGAACCAGAAAGCTATTGTAATCAGGAACAGCTAGCGAACTATCATCGCAATCTCAAGCTAATTGATCTTGCTTGTATTCCTACTACAATAGAAGAAAAAATTATAGATGAATACAACTTGTTAAATAGTAACAAACCCAAACAGGTATCAATAAATTATTTTATTGAAAACAAATTAGTTTCACTATTAAATGAAATGGAGGATTTTTAACTCATGGCTGAATTACCAGTAGAAAGACTTCTGCTCTCAGAAGTTCTACAAAAAGTATCTAATGCTAAAACGAAAAAGGAAAAGATCGGACTGCTAAACAAATATAAGACTCCTGCACTACAATCAATTCTAATCTGGAACTTTGATGATAGTGTAGTTTCTATGTTGCCTGAAGGAGACGTACCTTATACTCCTAATGAAGCTCCAGTAGATACGGAGCACACTCGACTACTCCATGAGTATCGAATTCTTTATAACTTTGTTAAGGGTGGTAATGATGGTCTCTCTGGAAACAAAAGAGAAACCATGTTCATCCAACTCCTAGAAAGTCTTCATCAAGATGAAGCAAAACTTCTCTGCATGGTAAAAGATAAACTTGTAGGTAAGAAATATAAGATTACCAAAGCCTGTGTAGAAGAAGCTTATCCAGAAATTAAGTGGGGAAATAGGTCGTGATATGTGTAAGATTGTACACCAAGACTGTGATAAAAGTCTAGCTGCTGATAAGACCCTACCTCTAAACTCATATTTGGTCACGTATACACTTGACAATCAGCTCAAATATGATATAGTGGTATGTAACAAGCGGGCTCAGATCTTCGACATGTACTGGGACAAGTACCGAGAGGGTCTAAAGGATATCCGCTGGACTGATGGCAAAGTCAATCCTAAACTCTGGGGAAACCCGCCAAAAGAACCTAAAAAGAAAAAGTAATTATGAGCAATGTTTATTTGATTTCACTCAGTCAAGGGGCAGGCAAACTAGAAGGTAAGTCTGCCCAAGAAGTGATTACATATACTGCCCGTGTAAGTAATCCAGCAAATCAAGAAAATTTTGATACTGCATCTAAGCTTCTTCGTTATTGCATTCGTCAGAATCACTGGTCAATCTTTGAGCAAGCTGATATGACTCTAGAAATCAATACTAGTAGAGGAATTGCAGCTCAAATTCTTCGTCACCGTTCATTTACATTCCAGGAATTTTCACAGCGGTATGCTGATACCAAACTTCTTTCTGATCGCCCTCTGATTCCTGATCTTCGCAGACAGGATGACAAGAATCGTCAAAACTCTATTGATGATTTTGGCGATTATGTAAAGCTAAAGATGCAAGGTGAAATCCAAGACTACTTTGACAGAGGACAGCAACTTTATGATAGTCTTCTTAATCAAGGTGTTGCTAAGGAATGTGCAAGATTTGTACTTCCACTATCAACTCCAACTAGAATTTACATGAAGGGCTCAGCTAGGTCATGGATACATTACATCAATCTTCGCTCTGCTCATGGCACTCAGAAAGAGCACATGGACATTGCCAACGAATGTAAAGAAGTATTTAAAACTGCTTTCCCTGATCTTGCCGAAGCTTTAGAATGGTGATCTGATCTTCCCTCTATATTATGAACATCTTTTATTTGAACTATAACCCAGTTGTGTGTGCTCAAGAGCATTGCGATAAACATGTTGTAAAAATGATTGTTGAGTATGCACAACTTCTATCAACCGCTCATCGAGTTCTTGACGGTATTGGTTATTACGAACTTTCTAGTAAGAATCGACAAGTCAAGAGATTCAAACTCGATGAGCCAAGGGAATCAAATCTCTATAAAGCTTGTCATATTAACCACCCTTCTGCTGTCTGGGCTAGGAGTTCTAAATCACATTACAAGTGGCTCTACGAGTTATTTGAACAATGCTGCATTGAATACACCAGGAGGTATGGCAAATTCCATGCTACTGAATCTCTAAAAGGATATTTACGACATACTCCTAATAATCTTCCAGATCTTGGATGGTCAGAACCTCCTCCAGCAATGCCCGATAAATACAAGCAAGCTGATTCAATTCAGTCGTATCGCAATTATTACATTGGAGAAAAAGTTTCCTTTGCGAAATGGAAATCTCCAGCTACTATTCCTGAATGGTTTAAAACACATGCCTACGTATAAATTCCGAGATAATAACACTGGTGAGATCTTTGAGAAGTGGATGTATATGGCAGAGAGGGAACCTTATCTAAAAGAAAATCCACACATTAATCAGGTTCCCACTGGAATGTCTTCCGTCAGTGAAGTCGGGGATTGGAAAAATACCAAAGTACCTGGCTCATTTAAAGACGTTCTAGGACGCATCAAAAAATCATATCCTAATTCCACATTTGAAGTATGACTAGTTCCCGCAGAAAGAAAAACGAATCCTCCTTTGCAGACCTATCTGCTAAAAAGGTCAGGAGAAAAAAGCCTATTGATCTAGAGCATATGGTTGATATTCAACCTCTGACTCCAGCTCAAGAAAAAGTATTTGAATCATACGCTCAGGATAAGAATTTATTTTTATATGGTGCGGCTGGAACTGGTAAAACATTCGTTAGCCTATACCTAGCACTCAAAGATGTTCTAAACGAAAGAACACCATATGATAAAGTTTATATGGTTCGTTCTCTAGTTTCCACTAGAGAGATTGGCTTCCTTCCAGGAGATCATGAAGATAAATCAAGTCTTTATCAAATTCCATATAAGAATATGGTAAAGTACATGTTTGAAATGCCAGACGATGCATCATTTGAAATGCTATACGGCAATCTAAAGAATCAAGGAACAATTAGTTTCTGGAGTACTTCATTCATTCGTGGTACTACACTTGACAATGCTATCATCATTGTAGATGAAAGTCAGAACCTAAACTTCCACGAACTAGATTCTATTATCACTAGGGTCGGACAAGATACCAAGATTATTTTCTGTGGTGATGTTCAGCAAACAGACCTTATCAAGACTAATGAAAAGAATGGAATTCTAAACTTCATGAGTATTGTTCGTTCTGGTCTAATCAGAAGTTATCTAATTAGTAAACTTAATTTGGGATTCTAATAGTGTTTGTACATCTAAATAATGCTTCTTTGATTGATTTAGTCGCAGAGACTACCGAAAGCGGAAGGGTCTATGTTACTCCAGAGGGTAACAAGTATCCTTCCGTTACTACTGTAATTGGAGCTAAATCAAAACAATCCATTCTAGAATGGAGAAAGCGAGTAGGTGAAGCAGAAGCAAATCGTATTTCTTCTAGAGCAGCTTCTAGAGGAACTTCTCTTCATTCTATGAACGAAGATTACCTAAATAATATATTCGATGAAGAGAAGTACAAAACCAAGGTACTTCCTCTATTCATGTTCAAGCACCTTAAACCGTTTTTAAACAAGATTAACAACATTCATGTTTTAGAAGGTGCTCTATACAGCGACAGACTGCAACTGGCTGGACGAGTTGATTGCATTGCAGAATATGAAAATGAGCTTGCAATCATAGACTTCAAAACTTCTACTGAACCTAAAAAGCGGGAATGGATTGAAAATTACATTGCACAGGAGTGTGCATATGCTATGATGTACTATGAACGCACTGGAATCAAAGTCAAAAAACTAGTGACTCTGATTGCTTGCGAGGATGGAGAGGTTCAAGTTTTTCAAGAGTATGATATTAAAAAGTATATGAGTGTGTTGATGTCATACATCAACCATTGGAAAGAAACCCACTAATTTCAGACTCTAATGGATCAAAGTAAAAAACTAAAAAAGACTGGTAAAGATCCAGTAAAACCCGAAAGTTTTTACAAGAACTCTCCGTGTGTATCTGAATCTTTTGAACAAATTATTGAGGACAAGTTTATGACTACTGCGAAATTTTCTATGGAAGTTGAGGAGATTGTAAAGACAAATCAAGGAGGAATTAATTACATTGAAGCAATATTAATTTATTGTGAAAAGTATGATATTGAATTGGAGAGTGTTTCCAAATTGATTTCAAAACCACTAAAAGAAAAACTTAAAGTTGATGCACAACGCATGAACTTTATGAAGAAAACTTCTAGGGCACGGCTTCCTCTATGAATGGATTTGAAGTTTACAAACTTTACCTCGCTATAAAATTACATTTTACTTCAGATAGTTACAACTATTTTACCTTCAACGGAAAAACAAGAACTACTCTTCAATCTTTTGAAAAACGAAGAGACAAATATTTTTTTAAAAAACTAGCAACAAAATTTAGTCAAGAAGAACTAATACAATACTTTGTTGCTCACTTCGTACAGAATGAGGATACTTGGATTGGAGACATATCCAAGATAGAAAACTCTTCTGTATATTTGGAGTGGACAAAGAAAATACAGAGCATGTCATTTGTATTTTCTAATGATGTAGATCAGCTATTGAAAGATTTAGAATTTGAACAAATATTCAAGGTTACTTCTACTCATCCACCTTTACTGAAGAAATACTTATCAAAGTCTATATCACTAGAGACTCTAGTTATCTTCAACAAATTGCTAAATTTTGTCAAAGATTTTGACAAGACTATTGCAGATCCTGTGGTCTGGCCAGAACTCAAAAGGAAGGTACTGAAATACGAACCTTTCCTTTTGGTAGACAAACCTAAATATAAACAGATACTTTTGTCGAAGGTAACGAACTGATGTCTTTCTTTGAACAAGAATTAATTCGTGATGAATTAGAAGAAATGTCAACACTATATCAAGAGATTGCTTTCTTGATGTATAGTCCACATGAAAAATCTGAAGATGATCGTAGAGAATGTTTAGATAAATTAGAAAGACTCGTAGAACTTCAAGAGCTTCTCTATTTTAGAGCAAAGTATTCTAGCGATACCGAAGCCGAAGAGTTTGTAGAAATGCTTCGTGCCTCAGCAGCTTTTCTCGGGGTGCCCTCGGACATTGATGTGTCACAAATCTTCATCCAGATGAAGGAGGACATTTCCAGAGCCAAGGAAAAGCTTGACAAATCTATCTGAACCTGCTACCATGGTCTCATGGGTTCGGGTTCACAGGCCAAATCCATTTAATCCAATCAATACGGAGAATACACATGTCATTTGCAACACTCAAGCGTAACTCAACCTCTGCTTTCGATAAGCTAACCCAGGAAATCGAAAAGATGTCCACCACTGAAGGTGGTGCTGATGAACGTTTCTGGAAGCCAGAGATGGACAAAGCAGGTAATGGTTATGCAGTAATCCGTTTCCTTCCCGCTCCTGAAGGGGAAGATGTTCCTTGGGCGAAAGTCTGGAGTCATGCTTTCCAAGGTCCTGGCGGATGGTATATTGAGAATTCCCTAACTACCCTCAACAAGAAAGATCCAGTTGGTGAACTGAATCGTCAACTGTGGAACAGCGGTAGTGATAAAGATAAAGAGATTGCTCGTAAGCAAAAGCGTAAACTATCATATTACAGCAACATCTATGTAATCAAAGATCCTGCTCATCCAGAGAACGAAGGTAAAGTATTCCTTTACAAGTTTGGTAAGAAGATCTTCGACAAGATTACTGAAGCAATGCAACCTGCATTTGCAGATGAAACCGCCATCAATCCATTTGACTTCTGGACTGGTGCAGACTTCAAACTCAAGCTTCGTAAGGTTGAAG